CCTCACTAAGATAAGGCTCTCCCTTTATATGAAGAGCCAATGTAACGGGTTAAACAAGTGCAGAAGTAGGGGGATCTACTCCTACGACTCGCCACCCAGTACCTTAGTGATGTTCAGCCCAGACGACGCGGCAAGGTTTGCAAGCAAACCATCCCAAATCGCCTTCACCTCAGCTGGCGTATAGCCAACCGGAGGACGATCAAAGGAGATGTTAATCCCCATCTGATACTGAAGGTTCTGAGCTGTGACTAGTGGGTCGGCGGCCACCTTACGGTGAGTCACCTTGATAACACTGCGGTTGCGCTTTGCATAGGAGTGCTTGACCTCCATACGGAGGTTAGTATCATCCTTGCTAAACGCACCTTCATTGTTACCACTGGAAACCCTGTTAAGGGTATTGCCAGTACCACTAATCGTGATAGTCTGAGGATCAGCAAGTGCCACAGCATTGTCCTGTCAATTGACGAACGGTAGTTTACCGTTCGACTTAGATTCTTTCTGAGTACCAGTTGGCACCCAGGGCGATAGCTTTACCGCACCCTAGTGATTCCGAGTGCAGCCGTTATGGCTTTTTGACGGTTGGAAAGACCGTCATAAACCAAGCCAAAACCATATGGTGATGCGGGTACACGTTTTTTAGTTTCTTTGAGTTGACGGTAAAAACCGTTTTTCCCTTGGTAACTAAAAGAGGTCGTCTCCTCGTAAGAGGAATGCGACATCATGTATCCATATTGCATTACCAAGCCGTCAGTGCCTAGATTGCTTATGTTGGTGACTATGTCACCAGTGTTCGCAAACCAGTCTGCGGCCCAGCTCCAAGGTGTTAGCTCGTAGAGGGTATCCGGTGTTAACCGAATCCCCAATAACTTCTTGGCTTTCTCGTAATGAGAGGCCATTAGGTTCATCTGACTTTCGTCAGATGGGAGCCAATACTTAAAGCATCCACTAAACCATGAGCTCGATACATCTATCGAACTCGTGTATGCTTTGCAGTTTCGCGTTGGGACTGCCGGCGACAGGAAACCTGTGCCGTCAATCACCTTTGTGTCCCTGCTTGGAGGAAAGAGAAAACGTCGCCTATTCTTGGTGCCACGGCCCTTATAGTAACCTTCCAGGATTTTATGCTGGTCGATTACTGAACGGGCAAGCTTGTGGACATCAGAAATAAGTGGTTTCCATGCGAACTCTAGATTGAGATATTCGGATCCGGCAGATTGTGCTCGCCGGGTCCTCTCTTTCCAGAGTTCGACACCACTTATACTTGGTAATCCATCCTTCTTTAATTCCCCGATTGCTCGGGGTAAGGAGAATGACGGATTAGTGGGTGCAACCACGCTAATTGCTTTCGTACCGAGCACGTTTAACTGTGCATCGGTCGGAATAGCACTTGCGCTATTATTGAACCCGGTTGCCCGGGCGCAATAATAAGGGCCGTTTCCAGTCAGATCATTGATCCAAATGGGAGCGACCTGGTTTGTGGTTCGATTCATCAACCACGGCCCACCGACATCTGAGTAAACATTTTCTCGCCATTTCTGGCCATGCGATATTGTCGCCTGGTCAAATTTGTCGATTAATACTAACTCATAAGGTGCCCATGAAGCAAATTGCGATGAACGACTCATCCCTTTCAGGAATTGTCGTTTCTCGTTATACTCTATGGACATCTTATTCTCACTGGTGGTTTTGTTAACGTCATATACAGTTGTCACTGCATACGAGTGCTCCTTCGAGAAGGATGTACTTAATGTCTCCATTAAGCACGGCGGGCGCTTTAG